CGGCGTTGATAGATCAGAACTTGAAGTAGAAGAAGTAAAAGAAGAGGAAGAAGAGTGAACGCTGTATATGCAGGCATGTTAGCTTGGGCTATAGAAGTTTCAGTTGTAGTTATGATGTTATTGTTGCTAAAGTATGAAGAAAACAAAGTTATAAAGAATCGTACTACCAAAACCAAAAGGGTCGAAAAATGACTAATAGAGACTCCAGAGATATAATGTTTGAAACAAGACTTCAAAAGCAGGATGAGGAGTATCAGGAGCAATTAGCTAGTGAAAGACGCAAGTGGGAGTTCAGATATAACAATCAAGACAAAAGGATAAAAGAACTACAGGAAACTATAGCAAAACTGAGAAAAAAAGTTAGAGAGTTAAAAAATGGCTGAGTATAAATTTGAAAAATATGATGATCCATTCAGAGCCTTTAATATACAGATGTCTATCATATGTGACTTGGAGCAGGGTGGCAAGATATGTGAAGAGGAAGCATTTGAGCAGGTGAAGGCCTTGTATAAACAATTCAAACATTACTTTAAGCATGTGCATGAGGCCGAATCAATAGAGAAACATAAAAAAGAATATGAAGATGGGAAGTACAATAAAAAGATAGACTCACAAAGGGGAAACAAATGAGGATAGGAATTATATCTGGTTATTTTAATCCATTACATACAGGCCATTTGGATTACATTGACTCAGCCCACTTTCGTTGCCATCACCTTGTAGTAATTGTAAATAGTGATGAACAGGTAAAGCTGAAAGGATCAGTTCCTTTTATGAATCAAGATGATAGAGCTAGGATAGTTCGTGCCTTAAAAGGTGTTAATGAAGTCCACATCTCTATAGATACCGATGAGTCTGTAGTAGAGAGTATAAAGGCTATCTATGATAGTTGGAACCCTCGCAACTTTGAAACTACTTTTAGCTTTATGAATGGTGGAGACAGGAAGGTTGGCAATACGCCAGAGGAGCAGTATTGCAAGCAGGTTGGTATAGAAACTATATACAATGTAGGTGGTAAAAAAACTCAATCATCTAGTGAGCTAATAAATGAAGCAACAAGAACCTGAAGTAAAGCCATGTCCATTTTGTGGAAGCTATGATGTCCAACATGAATGTCTTTCAAGTATAGATTTATTTTGGATTGAGTGCTGGGGTTGCGGAGCCAGTGGAGGAAGCGGCGAGAACTTTGCAGAAGCTATAGAAAAATGGAACTACCGCTTTTACTAAAGATCATAATACTTTTTACTTTTTCTAAAGTATCGCTTGACATACGCCGATACTGTGTTATAATGGGGTTATTAACCGAACGAGGAATTTTGGCCGGAGGGGATTAAAATGGCAAAGAAGGAATGTCCAAACTGTGGAATAAAGGTCGGTGTTAGAACTAAGAATTGTCCTGATTGTGATTTTAAGTTTAGGATAATCAAACGTGGCCCAAAACCAAAACCAGTAAATTGGAAAGAACTAAAACAGGGAGATATTATCAAGTGTGTTCAGGGAACTGGCCCATATTGGATAAGTCCTGAAGATGGAGAAAGAATAGGATTCAACTTCAGAGGAAAGTACAGAGTTCAATTTATAGATGGCAATGGAATAGGAGCTTACCCACATAAAGCAAACAGAACTGAAAGCGGTTTCTGTTACATATACATGGGCAAGCGAAAATTCAATAAGAAGACTGGCATACACAGTGAGCCACATAAGATTTTAGGTATACGGACTGAGGCTACTATTATCGAAACTAAAACGAAGAAAAGACGCAAGAAGAAAAAGCAGATCAATGTTGACGAGATCAATAATCTTATTGCGACAATGTAATGGAGAGCGACATGGAGATAGTATGGATAGAAGAGGACAGACACTTTGCAGTAGTTGACAGTAACGGCCAAATCATCATTAGATGTATTGATGAGAGGCAAGCACATGAGGCTATAGAGAGAATACAGAAAAATATATATAACGAAAGCAGTGAAGAATAACTAGACAATATCTATCTTTATTATTCTCATTTCATTTTTTATTATTTCGCAGGCGTGTTCATTTTGTTCGCCCCACTTTAGCAACACAGTAGCATAAACTTTTTGGACTGCGGCATAGCAAGCATCATCAGGATCATCTGCAATTACTTTTATCCAGTAGGAACCTTTTAGAAGTTCTTTTATGCCAAGTCTTTCAACTTTTTTCATAGCATCTTTTAAGTCTACTTTGATGTTGTACATCATGTTAATACCCTCCTTTTTATAATACACCGTAGAGGACTTTATGTCAAATAGCAACAAAGAAGAAATCATAACCAGACAAGTTTTGGATGCTCACGGCAGGATGGATGATCTGAAGGAAGTTAGAATGAGGAATGTATTTGATAATAGATGGAGAGTTAATGTTTGGTGTTACTACGAAGACCCAAATCTAATGTCTAATCTAACCAGACCTGCAACTATTAAGTACAGTTACTTCATTCGTGTTGATGATTCAGGTAATATAGTTCACTCTGATCCAGAGTTAGGCACTCAGAGTTTGGCCGGATAACTTTTTTACAATTTTGTGAGACAACAGCACTAACCGAGTTATAATTTGTTGTAGTGGCCGCTGAAGGCCATATCAAGTGTACATCGTTTTTTATAAAGGAGATTCATATGGATCTTAATAGTGTTCAGCTTGGCGGTCGTTTAACTGCCAAACCAGAACTTCGACAAACTAAGTCAGGACATTCTGTTTGTGATGTTAGTTTAGCTGTAAATCGAATGAAGGAAGGTGAGACAGATTTTGTTGATGTTACTCTTTGGGGTAAAACAGCGGAACTGGCTTCCAAGCATCTCGATAAAGGTCGCTTCATCAATGTGTTAGGGCGACTACAACAAGATAAGTGGGAAGATAAAGAAGGCAATAAGCGATACTCGATGAGTGTTACTGCCGACAATCTTTACTTTGGGCCAAAGACTTCTGGTAGTTCAGGTAGTAAATCTGATTACAAAAAGAAGGAAGTTTTTGCTGACGATACAACAAATGATGATGTTCCATTTTAAGGAGAATTTCTATGACTAAGATCACAAAAGGATCTTCCGTTAAACTTAAACCAACAACCGCTATTCCAACCCGCTATCATGGGCGAAAAGCAACTGTTATTTCAACGCCGCAACCTAACAACCGTTTTGTTGCACAAGTTAATGCAAGAGAGTCGGGGAACCCCTCCCAAACACGACTTCTCGCATTGTCGAGCCGTGACGTTCAGGTAACTGAATAGGCTCTTGTGGGGCGACTTTTATATAGAGTTGTAGTGGGTTAAAATCCTGCCGTCCCAACTTTTTTTCCTCTCCGGTGTATACTTATATAGCTATACATTGAGGAGGGGAATATTATGAAGAAGTTTTTGGCTATATTATTACTATTATTAGTACCAACTACATTAAAAGCTGATTTAGAAGATGTAGGCAACGCTACCTGTAAAGTTTACTCTAATGATGGAACAGGATCAGGTGTTGTATTTCTAGAAAACAAAACACATTACTTTGTACTTACCGCTGCGCATGTTGTATATTCTTCCGATGGATCACTAGATACAAACATAGAACTTGAGTTTTTTATAGATGGATTCAAATCTAAGAAAATAAATTCAGTTGTTGATTACGCCTTATTGCTAGGTGGCTCTACTGTAGATATAGCAGTATTGAAGTTTAAGAAAGAAGAATTAGGCAAGTACCCAAAACCAAATGTAATACCTATTGATGGTTCATTTGATACAAAGACAAATGATATTGTTTTAACTTATGGATGCCCTCAAGGTAGATGGCCGAGTGGACAAAAAGGCCATGTTGTTTATTATCATCCGAACAGACTAATTGTTACACCTAACCCTATCGGTGGAAGATCGGGGTCGGGGGTTTTTGATAAGAATGGTGAGAAGATAATAGGAATAATAATATGGAAAGATGGCACATCAGTTCCAGCGGCAAAGATAAAAGCGTTGTTGACCAACCTGTAGACTTGTTCTGCGATCATCAGGATATGCAGGGTAGATGTTGTAACAGACACGCTGTTTTTATTATCACATATAAAGATTCCGAATTTCCAATCTATACCTGTGAAAGATGTGTTTACATGTATATGGAAGATGACTCAGATTGTAGATACTTATGATTAAAAAATATTATGTAACCTGTGCGGATTTGAAAACAGTTACTCATGCTCATAGTGGCCCGCAAGCTATATTCTTTGCATTAGATCAAATGGGAAAACAAAGAGTAAGTAAGTTGAGTAACATAATTAGGGTTTCTGAAAGAGGGCATGAAGAACATTCTGATGATGAACTATTCTTGCTCGCAGATATGTTTACTCTGTGGATATTAAATAAGAACTGCAATGGAGCTATTGATGGACTACCAGAATAAGAAGAAGTTTGCCAAGAAGAAGGCAAAGCAGCGTAAGAGAGATGCTATGATGAAAAAGAGAAGAGAGGCATCTCAGGCTGAAAAAAGACAAGAGAGAATAAACAGTAAGATTGTTTATAAGTATCGAGAAAGATTAGTCCCATATAGGAAGCCAAAGGTAGATGAAGCTGAAGGTTAAGAAGCTAACAGAGGAAGCTATCCTCCCATCTAAAAACAATCCCACTGATGCTGGGTTTGATCTTTATACAACAGAAGAGTATTATCTAAAACCCAATGAGGTTAAACTATTTTCTACAGGCATTGCATGTGAACTACCTGAAGGCTATTGTGCATTACTGTGGGATCGTTCTGGCTTAGGCACTAAAGGTATACACAGATTAGCAGGTGTGATTGATTGCTCTTATAGGGGCGAATGGAAAGTCTGTTTAACAAATATTGGTGGAGTAACTTACCATATAAGAAGTGGAGATAGAATCTGCCAAGCAATTATTCAGAGAGTAGAGCCTTTTACTGTTGAGGAGGTGGGCGAATTAGGCGACAGTTCTAGGGGTGAAAAAGGATTTGGTAGCTCTGGCCGATAAAATTTTATTTTTCTTAAAGTTTATGCTTGACACCGACCGATATATATGGTATGATGTTAAGCATGACAAAGATAAAGCCTACACACTATGACGTTTACCCTGTGTTCACTTGCCCGCAATGTGGCTGTGAGTGGCAACAGAGTATTGAGGAGACTGTCTTTCCGGCAGGTATCCTTTGTCACTGTGGGGCGAAGCTGAGATTAGATAGTATCGAAGCTATCGAAGTTAATGCTGTTTTCAGTTCTGATAAAAAAGAACCGGAGACAACTGGTGCTGACTTTTCTGATGATGTAGTTCATGGTTTGGTGAACATGGGCTATAAGAAAAAGGAAGCTAAGGATTTAGTAGATAAGTATTACAAGGACGGTGTTAGTCCTGAAGAACTTATCGGGGATATTTTGCGAGGAGAAAAGTAACATGGCTATTGTTTCAAAGCCGGAAATTAAAGTTCGTACATCTGAGGATTTTGCATCTAGCAACTTCCGTATTGAAGCCTCCCCAGAGGCTTTCCGTATTCTTTCTGATGGTCTTTATTCTAATAAA